TGAGCAGTGCCGCGAGTTCCTGGCCCTCATTGATGGCTGCGAGTACTTCCGCGGCCGACACCGAAATAGGCGTTACGGGATCGTCATCGATGCGGGTGATTACACGCGAGCTGATTTCAGCAACGGTCAAGGCTTTAACTCCCGAACGGGTGCCCAGCTGATCGCCCGCAATTGCTTGATACCTGCCGCCTGGAAGGCCTGGGTGAGCTTGACGATGAGCGCGCCCGGGTCATCCGTCCGTGACATTTCGGCCGAAATTACTACGTTGATCAGGAGTGAATCTGGCATACTCGCTTCAAGGAGATTGATGTTCGATGCCTACAGCTAAGAAACCCGCGAAGAGTGCGAAGGCGAAGCCTATGAAGAAGCCCGCCGCGTCGTCGAAGAAGAAAGCCTAGAGAGAGCGCGTCTTACTCGACCGCTCCGCAGTGGGGCGCGCTTCCGCACATCCCCGGGAAGGTCCCAGGAACACAGGTCGTAAATCGCCTCTTCCCACTCGTCCTCAATCACTACCCGCAACCTCGATACCTACGGTGCCTTGTGAAGTACGGATCCATCGTCAGCTCACAGCGTGCGAGGCCTTGCGCCTCTGTGGCCCGCATACCTTTCAAGAGCCGAGCAGCTTCCACACTGTGAAATTGCGCGCCGGCGTAGTCCTTCAAATGGGCCTTGAGCTTGGCTGTGATGCCTTCGACCAGGGCGCCCGGTTCCATCCAGATTTGCAAGAGCGTGGTGGTGGTCGCGAGGTCGGGCCCGCCTGCAATGTATTCGTAGGGAATCCCGATAGCCAGATTGGGAGAGGGGAATAGTTTCACCTCCATATTCGGTGGAGTACTCGCGTCGTCCATCGAACTTGCCCAGGCCATCGGTGAGCCCGTACTGTTGTAGAACTGGCCTAATTGCGGACTGGTGAGACGGCGAAGCGGGCCGTAGTCCCAGGAGGAAAAGGCGTCCTCTTGCAACATGGTGGCATTTGCCGGCAGGCTGTAGATGGATTGAGAGATCGAATAAGCCGCGAGAGTAGCGGTTGGCCCTTCATACGGCCGGTCGAGCGTGGCCGTCGTGGCCGAGACGAAGGTGAAGGTGTACTGCTCGTTCCGGCTGGTGATGCGGAACTGGCGCCGCGTCATGCCGGCCGCCCAGGTCGTTCCTACTCCTGTGATGGAAGCCGAGCCGAGCACTACCGAAGCTGTGCCCGTCGAGTAGGGTGCAACGGTCTGGAGTACCGCCTGAACGGTGAGCCTCGACCAGGGTAGTTCGCTCAGAATCTCCTGGTAGCGGTCGTTACAGAAACCCTCCACGATGTCGAGAGACACGCTGGGGAACATCTGAGTAAGGCGAAGTTTCAGGCCGCCATACGTCATGGGATCACGATACTTTTCGTCCAGCCGTTCTGGCCGCCGCCGCCCGCTGTCGAGGTTCCGGTACCGATCGCGCCGCCCGAGCCGCCCGTGACTACCAGCGAACCGCCGCCCACTGTGATGGTTTTGGCTGCCAGGATCAGGACACCGCCGCCACCTCCGCCACCTCCGCCCGTATTCGCTCCGCCGGCGCCGCCATTCGAGCCCGCGGCCGTGATGGTGCCGCCGGTATAGTCGAACGAGCCGCAGACCAGTACGATGGTGCCGCCGCCTGCGCCTGCCGCTCCGCCCGAAGATCCGCCGGCGCCGCCAGGTCCGCCGCCACGCGGGAAGGCTGTACCTTCTCCGATGAAAAGCGATTGCCGGTTAACTGCCACGGCATTACCGCCGCCGCCCGAAACACCCGAAGTACCTGCGGTGCCGCCCACTGAAACGGTCGAACTATTGAAGAGAGTAGCCGGCGCCGCGGTGCCGTTCACTGCGCCAAATCCTCCGCCGCCACCCGTTGCGCCCCAGTCGCCGCCCGTTGCCGAGGATACATAGCCCGCGATCGTGAGCGTGCCTAAAATGCTGCAGGCACCTGTAACCCGGATGATCGCGCCGCCCACATTCGACCCGTTCACCGTGCAGGTGTTGCCCAAGCTGACTGTGAAGGACGAATAGTAATACTCGCCAATGCCCAGCGAGCCCGAACAGTTGGAAGCGCCGAGTGAGCCGTCACCCGGCCAGGAGAGCCAGCCAGGCGCGGTAGTGGTCGAGGCCGCCGCTGCCTTGCCCACGGCGCCGCCGTTGGTGGCTACACCCCAGCATTGCCCGGTGGTATTCCACACGAGCGCTTGCCCGTCGGTTGGGGCGAGCGGGTTGCAAAGGTTCTTGCCTCGTAGCCTGGTGGCATTGTTGCCGAATTGCGCCGAGGCCGGTACCACCAGCAGCATAAGCACGAGAGCAGCTTTAATCCAGCGCATAGAATTTCCTTGAGATGAGAGTGACCACACGCGCCGCGCCCTGATTCACGGCCGCCGCAGTGAGGCCCGAGCGTACCTTCAGCACGTCAACGCCGGCGAACATGGAAGGGTCAACCGAGATGCGCTGGCCTGCCACGGCGCCCGCGGTCGGAATGCTGATTTCCACTCCGCCGTCGTCGAACATGTCGCCAAAGGTTGTACCGTTGTCGTCTGACGCCTGGAAGCTGAGCGCCGCGGCTGTCCATGCCGCCGGCATGAGAATGGCACAGAGCACCTTATCCCCGAGCGCGATGGCGCCTGAGAGGGAGGCGCCGTTGGCGATGGTGACTGTTGCTACCGATTTGTTGCGCGCCATTTAGAGCACCGTTACTGCGCCGACGATTGGCGAAATGGTGAAGGTGATGTCATAGGGCGTAGTCTCGGTTAAAGAGCCCGTGGGTTGCACCTTGATGGTGAGCTTGTTCGCGCCGGCTACGATCGTCCAGGCCAGGGTGAGGGTGCCGGCCGAGACGGTCTTCGCCTGGTTGGTCGCGAGTTCGGTAACGGTGCCGGTGATGGTGGCCGCCTTGTTCACACCCGAGTAGGTGACGAATCCCGAGAGCGCCTGGAAGTCCGTTCCATCGGTTGCCCGCACGACATAGTGGAGATTGCCGCCCACCATTGCCGAGGCTGCGCAGGCCACATCTACCAGTGAGGTAGCGGCACTGTCGATGATGGTTTTCGAGGTCGCGTTGATGGCGCCGCGGCCGGTCGAGTCGATGCGATAGAGGACGGCGCCGGTCGAGTCCTGGAGCTCGAGCAGGTTGGCGGTCTGTCCTGCTACTCCTTTGATCGTCACCGGTACTTTGGCGACGGATTGCGCATCGGTACGCATCGCCTTTACAAGAAGGCTTGAAAATCTCGTTGATTCGCGATTGGTGGGAACGGCCATGATGATGATTTCCTTTTGGTCTGCTGGCTGCCCTTGGGCCGCTCAGGATATAGCTTGTGGGTTGGGAAAAGTAGGGAGGCCCTTTGGGAGCCCCCCTGGTTGAGGTTTGCTAACGGTGAGACTTTCGATTATGCGCCAGGAGTAGCGTATATAGCACGCCAACCGTAGGCGCCGTAAGTGGCCCTGTAACGCATATAAACAATGCCCGTCTCATTTTTTTCCACGTAGTCCGCCTTGGTGTAAGGTGCCTTGCGGTCGAGCCAGAGCAGTTCGGTTTCGTCCGGAGGCCCGATAAGGCCCCAGGCGTCCGGGTCGGTCAAATAGGCCCAGGTGAGGGACTCGATGACTCCGCCGTTCTCGGTGTACTTGAAGGCGTTGGCCGTGTTGTTTGCTGTGTCCGAGCGCATCTGGCTCTTCAGGATTTCCGCCACGTTCCAGCGGTTCTGAGAAGCGGTGAATACGCGCGGGGTCGGCAGCATCTGCAGGAAGCCTTCATGCGACTTGATCAGTTCCCAGTCGGTGAGTGCGAGTTCCAGAGACGCTACGTCCAGATCGGCCGCAACCGACAGGATATTGCTTTGCGTGCCGCCCGATTTCACTAGCGGGTGATCGCTGGCGAAAAGCGCCTTGCCGTCTGGCAGTGCGGTTGAGTTGCCGGCCGAGTCGGTCAGGGCGAATCCGTTATTGATGACGGAGGCCGCCTGAATCTCGCGGGCCTGGAAGATCGAATCGGAGAGTTTCACCGAGCGTTTGCCGATGATGCCCACCTTGTCGTCTTCTACCAGCTCCTGGCTGGCGGGAATGCCGAGCCCATATTTCACGGGCTTGAACGTTTTGTTGAACCCCTGAACGAAGTTATCGGTCGGGGTGTCTTCGCCTTCGCCTACCAGGGTCGGCAGTCCGACGCCGGCCATAAACGAATACTGCTCGATCGAGCGCGTGGTGGTATCGCTCGAAAGGAACTGTTTCGCCATCGCCTTCTTAGCGTTGAAGCTCTTCCAGATTTTGGCATTGAGCGCGGGGAGCATCGTCTCATAAAAGAAATCGGAGAATTGTCCACGAATCATCATGGCTAGATGCCCGCCTTTTGGTCGGATTCAACCAGGTTGTTGAAGGTCACGAAGACCTTGGCATACTGCCCCAGGACGTTATCGGGGGATTGGTAGAGGCCTCTTACTTTGAGGTCGAGGGTATTGGTCGCGGCCAGTGAGGTTTCCGAAAGCGAGTGCTTGGAGACTTTGGTCGAGGCGTTGCCCGCGGTAAGTACGAGGTTGGCCGTCTTCTGAAGGCTGGCAGCTACCAGGAAGGTAGCGCCTGAGCCATCGCCCTGCACAATAAAGACCGCATCTTTCGCAATGATGATCGTGTGATCGGTCGCGGTCGAGACGGCGCCCCACTGGAGGTTGACGCCGAGCACGGGGGTTGTGCCCGGGGTGATTGCCGCATCGATACACAGATTGGGCTTGGTGCCCGCGGCTGCGTGGGTCACAGCATCGCCTACGAATAAGGCGGTACCGTAGCCAACTAGTTTGTGGGCTGGAACCAGAGTTCCGGCTGCCCCGCTAAGTGTGCGCATCGTTGGCCGAAAGCCAAAGGGCGCGTTAGGATTTGCCATAGTGAAACACTCCTAGAGTTGTTGGTGTTGCCTCATGGAGCGAAGACAATGGCAGGTGAGGTAAACCGCTTCCGGGTGCCCTTGCGGGACGGTTGGATGGAAGCGCCTGCTTCGCGTGGTCGGTTACTGCTGATGACGAGGTGAGGGTAGCCGTAAGCTACTTTCTAACCGCCTTCCCGAGCCGTCGCCCGAGTTGGCCCCTCCTGTAATTCTTTAGCGGTCTACTACTCCGCCTTCGGCTTTATGCGCCTGTTCAATCTGCGCTAAAAGCTGGTTGCCGCGGTCCCGGTAGTGCTTGCCGCGTGCCACTGCTCGAGCTTCCGGCATCTGTCCGAGCACCATGCCCTTGACCATGACCGCATCGCCGGCCTTCTTGTGGCCTTCCGGGTACTTCACGACTTCATAGTCTCCAGTACCGCCGCCTTCCTTCACCCGGGCGCCTGATAAGAACTTCGGACGCATGCCCGGTGTGGTGTAGCGGTCGGCTACTTCCTTGAGCGGGTCGCGGGCTTCATACGCGGGGAAGTCGCGCTCTTTTACTTCGTCGCGCCGTTGCTCGAGCGCCTTGCCGAATTCATCCTGTCCGAGCGTTACGCCAGAGGCCTCGCGCACGTTGGGGCGAGAGTTGAACTCGACAATGCCTTCATCGGTCAGATTCCAGTCCAGTGCCGCGAGCACATGCCCGGGTAGGTTGAGGTCTGCCACTAGCACGCCGTTGATATGCGCCTGGAGAATACGAGTCTCGCCGGTCGGGATCTCTTCGGGACTGCGATTTCCTGGTGACTCCGGAATGCCGGCCGCTTCCTGCCGTGCGCGTTTCTCTTCGTTTTTCATCGTCGCCTTCCTGCGCCTGCTGTCTCTTTACGCGAGGCCTTGAATTCTGCCTCTGTAATGCCCATCGACTTCACGATCGAGCGGGCTTCCGAGCCGAGCATGTCATCGTCTTCGACTTCCGCCCTGTGCTTTGCCCTGCCGTCCTGGGAGTTGGCGCGTGCTCTGCGATCGCTTTCCGGTTCGGGCCTGTCGTCGTCATCGTCGCGCCTGGGTGCGGCTTTGGCTTTCAATGTGGCGCGTGCGGTTTTGGCTGCCAGATAGAGGGCTGCCGGGCTCTTTACCGCGCTCGGATCCATCGCCACGGCTTCCTGATAGTGCTTGGCCGTTTCCTTGTAGAGGTCGGATTTCTCGTCTTTGAGTTCCGGGAAGTCCGCCAGGATCTTGGTATCCGAGCCCATCTTCTGCCGCTCGCGGTTGATCATTTCACGCGAGACTTTGACGGCCGTATCGACGGCTAGCCGTTGCGCGTCGGCCGCGGTGATGAAGCCACGTTTCTGGAGTGCCTTCACTCCGGTTGCTGCGAAGTCATCGACCAGCTTTTCCGGTGTGTCATCGTCATCGGCCGGGGTTTCTTCGGCGTAGAATTCGCTTCCGTCTTCGGCCTCGGGTTCGGCTGCCTGCTGCTGTTGGCCGTTGCCGCGTGCGTGTGCCGACCAGTAGCGTTCAGATTCGCGGGCTTCGTCGCGCTCGCGTCTGAGTGATTCCGCTTCGGTGCGGGTGAGTGGTACGTATTCGTCTTTTCCCTGGCCTTTAGCAGGCACATCGGGGTTGGGTGGCTCGTTGCCGAGCACTTCATCAGGTTCCATATTCTCCTTGGATTCGGCGAACTCTTAGCGGGCCTTTGTATCCGTTACGCCGTATCGTTTGTTGTGCCCAAGATCGACTACGGTGAGTCGGAATGGCGGATCCTGGCCCGGCTTCTTGAGCGCGGCAAACTCCGTAGCTATCGAACTCAGCACGGCCGTAAGAGCCGCATGCGTGTCCTCTTGCCCAGGAGCCATCTGTATTTCGAGCTGAAATACGTAAGTCATTTCAATCCGATCGAGTGGCCGAATTCGGTATCGGCGTACAGGTCTTTACGCTTGCGGACATAGGCGCGATCGCATTTCACGCACATCACGCGGTAGAGTCCGTTTTCAAAATGAATGGCCATTCTCCCGTCAGGGCTGCGGAGCTGTTCTCGAGACTTGCCGCATTCACTACAGGAGCCGTTGAACTGGCCGGTTGATAGTGCTTTGAGCGCTTCGAGGTGCCGCCATTCGCACTGTTGGCAGATCTTCACTCCACCTGGTTGGTGGATGATATCGGCAGGCCATCGCCACTTTTGGCAGTAGTGGCACTGTTCACCGATCTGAAAGGCCGGGCTCATTTAGCAGGCGCCGGGCCCGGGCTTACCTGCGAGCATCTTATTGCCGATACCTTGCCACGCGGGAGGCGGGCCGGCCGTCTTCGCCGCGGGCTTGCCCTTCTTCTTTGGTGCACCCTTCGCGAAGGGCGGAGCTTTCTTGGTGAACATCGTCAGTATCCTTTTTCTTCCAGGCGCTTTACTCTGCGCTCCTGGCGAAGTTTGTCCGCTACTTCGTGGCCTGAAACGCGGTTGACGCGGGTTAGCTCGGGTGCCGGTTCGCCGTGGTCGTATGCCGGGGTGTCGCCGCCTGGGTCGGGTTCCATACCAGCGGTGGGGTCGTGCACGATAGGAATTGGCTTCTCTGCCGGCGGTTCGGGTTCGTGCCCAAAGCGTGGAGCATCAGGGGACATAAACATTAGGCCACCTGTTCGTACTTGCCGCCCCACGGGACGATCATCTTGCGGAGTGTGATGATATTTCCCTTGGGACCGGGTAGCGTGACTTCAAAGCCGTTCGGGCGCGAGTCGGTCGGGCCTACATTGAACCAGCCGGGCGAGAACTCGATACCGATGTCGGTAACGTCGGGGGTAGCGTTCTGCTTACCAACCAAGGCGTTATTGCCCTTGAGGATCTCGATTGTCGAGATTACCGGCGGTCCCACCTGGTCGTAGCCGGGCATTCCATCGGGTGAGCCATCGGCAGGCACAACCACCCACGAGCGATCACCAACGGGAGGCGGGCCGAACTTCGGAAAGCTGCCTGATCGCAGCATGATGTTATACGATTCGTCGCGGGCGTCGAGTGCCGCAACGAGCTTCGCATTCAGTTGCGCGCACATGTACTCTGCATTGGCTTGGAGGTTTTGGGTTGCATCGCCGCGGCTGGTGCCGGGGTTCTCGATGGTGCCGCCTACGGGCGTGGGGATCGGTTGCAGGTTCTGCTGAATCGTTTCCATTATTTTTGTTCCTTCAATTCGTTCGCTAATATTTCGGGGATCGTGAGCACCATACGAAGCGCTTCGATGTAACCTTGCGTGCGGGCGAAGTGTTGCTCAGGGCCCAACATTTCAAGAATTTGCCGTTTGCGGTGCAGCTCTTCGTTGATTCGCTCCACTACCAGGGCATAGCCGGGGGAGTCTTTCAGTTCCTTGATGGCGTCGAGTTCTGCGCTGTCGGGGTCGGTCACATCTGGCCTTCAACGGGTTGCTGTGCCGCCTGCGCGCCGAATGCCTGATCAGGTGGGGGCACGTCGCCGGGTGCGCCCTGTTGCTGTGGCGGAGGTGGGGCGCCGCCGTACGCCTGCTGCATCAGTCCAACGTGTTGGGCGAGCTGCTGGGCCTGCTGCTGGCCCGGGGGCGGAGTGATCTGCTGTACAAGCTGCGAAGTCATGGCCTGCATTAACTGTTTCGTCCGCATCTGTTGCTGATGCGCCAGTACGTGTTTCACATTGAGGCCGATGGCTTGCACGTCGCGATCGGGGTCCTTGCGCTCGTCTTCGAGCTGCTTGATATGCGCCTGGATATGGGCCGCGTCGTCGTCCATCGGGTTCGGTTCGACTTCCTGGCCTTCGAGCATTTCCACCCATTCCTGCTCGGGCGTTTTCGGCTGGTCGAGGTCTGCCGGTTTCGGGATCACATCCGAGAATTCGATGTCGAATTGCTTCGCCAGCATGTTCAAGAGCGTCCAGAGTGCCTTGGGGTTTTGCATGCAAAGCGGGTTCATGACGGCCGCCTGATAGAAGGCTAGAAACTCCTGCTTTTTCGCCTGGCGGGCGTATACCGTGGTCGCAAATTTGAGCTTGAAGTCGTAGCGGCCGCCGAATTCCTTGGGCGTCATGTAGGCGCCGCCTTGCCGCACATCAAACAGGCCGTCCGCCTGCTCTTCGGTGACTCTGAAGAAGAGGCCGGGCTCGGTGTTCGGCACCATATCAACGTCTAATTCCCAGATTTCTCCGACTATGTGCTCCATGTCCTCGCGTAGAATCGTGGCATCCAGATAGGCGCGTACGTTTCCTTCTTCGATCAGTGCGAGCTGGCCGGTTGCGGTCTTGGGGGCGCTCGGTCGATCGATTGCACGGCCTAGCGACTGGTCGGTGATGCCGGTGACGCGCTCAGCGACCGAAAGGATGTCTTGCTGTCTCGCGATCGTGAAATCAAGGTTTGGATTCAACTTGATCACGTTGACGCTCGCCGGATCTTCGGTCGGGATCGCATCGCCGGGACTCAGCCGGAAGTTGCCGGGCTTCATGCCGCCGCCGGGCTTGTAGAAAATGATGGGCCAGACGCTCAGCTCGCCGGCAGAAGCGAATAGGCGCGAGTTCGCGGTGGCATCGTCCTCGAGATCTCCCAGGAGTGCGCCGAATCCCTTGGGTCTGTACGTGCCGTCCTTGATGAGGGTCGATTCCACAAAGGGTCTGCGGTTCCTCATCTTCGGGTACAGCTCGAGCAAGTCCTGGCAGCCGATGATTTCGCGCATGCCGGGAATGAAGCGGATTACGATGTCACTCTCGTACTGGTCGCGCTTGCCGAGTTCGTTCTCCTCCGCATCGCCGCCTTTGAGCATCCGCCATTTGCCGTACCATTCCCAGGTCCAGATGATGCGCCGCCCTAACGTATAGCTGTCGTAGTCCACACCTTCCGAGCGTTCGCGTTCGGTGCGCACGGGGTCGGACGACATCGTGTAATCGTTCTGGCCGGTCTGCGCCCAGTCGATAGCCTTCTTTACGAATTCGGGGTCTGAGGTGCCCTGGTAGAGCGTGCCGTCTCCATGCTGCAGATCGTCTACGGTCACAGGTACGCGCCGTATGATGAAGCTGAAATCTTGCAGGCTCTTCACTCCGCGCTCAGCCGGTACCACCAGGTCATCAGGCTCGAGCGGGAAAAAGCCGGGGCCTTCGTAGTCGCAGACTCTCTTACGCTTGCCGTTTACCAGGGTGTCGAATTCGCGTTTGTACCAGGGGCGATAGGCTGCACTCCAGCCGTTGAGAATTCGGCGGAACTCGAATTCACAAAGCGGATTCGTAATTTCCATCTGATCGAACAGGCGCGAGGTCATCCACCTGCCGATCTTTGCCACCTTGCCCTTGTCCGATGGGCCCGTCGCACGTGCGGTAATCTCTGCGTTGTCGCCTAACAGGGCCTGCAAGTCGCGGGCGAGCTTGTTGAAGGTCTGCCACTGCACAAGCGGTACAACCTGGTTCGGTTTGTCCTCGTCACCAATGGAGGATGGACTAACGCGGGCTTCCCACTTCTTCATCCATGACGCGCAACGTTCGCTCCAGCGCATGTGTGAGGCTTTGGCGTTTTGAAAGTCCTGCTCAATACGCGCGATGAGCTTTTGCTTTTCGGCATCGCTCAATTTGATCTGAAACGATTTATCCACGGGTGCCCATCTTTTGGAATTCCGCTAAACCTTCCTCGAGCATTTCTCTTGTCAGCACGTACGTACACCAGTCCGCATGCTCGCCAGTGCCGAAGATGCAGGCTTCGCAGCACTTTGCGGGGTCGGGGTGATACGGGTTTGAACAATTGCCGTCGTGGTCAGCCATGATTAGCCATACGGGCCCGCGAATCGAGCCGCAAAACTTTGAAGACCGTATTGCGCGCCAGGTTCAGCGACACGGCCGCATGCGCCCTGTTACCGCCGCAAGCCTTCACCGCATCCTTGATCAGGCCGACTTTGAAACGGTAGACCTGCCCCTCATACGACATATCGAGTGGGGCGACTTCGCGGTGTAACAGCCGGTCGAGGTCACGATTCGTCAGCGGGCTTGCCCACAGTCTTAGCTCTTTGCGATCGCGCAAGTCGAGTTTGCACAGGATGGGCGCGAGGTCCGCCTCGTCCACTGGTTCGCCGTGCCACAAATCGCTGATGGATTGGCACTCGTCGTACGTCAGGGCTTTAGTCATACGAAGGCTCAAACCTTCCCCGGGTTTGCGCTTCCTCGCGAAGCCGCGTCATGAGTGCCCATTTGAGGAGTGCGTTTTCCCGCCGCACGCCAGACAAGGCGAGTTCGATTCGTGTGCTGTAGCCGGTCTTTCGAGCCGCACGCCACAGGTGCATCTTGACGGTGCCCTCCGCGATCCCCAGTTGGTAGCCGATGGCTTTATTGGACAGTCCTTCACCGAGGGCCGCTAGAACATCGCGCTCTCTGCGGCACAAGGGCTTACCGAGCAGGGTTGGGGGCTCGTTGTACAGCTTGACGCCGAGGGCTCGATGGTAGGGCCGCACTTCGCCTGGGAAGTGGCCGGGTTTCTGCTGGCGGATGCTCTCAGGCGTGATATGGCTTGCCCGATTAGTCGTCATCGAGTTCTTTTACCTGCTGCCCGTAGCGTTGGGGCTTCCACTGGGTGTCTTCTTTGGATCGGGATTCCCTGTAGAGGAAAGCACGACGCGCATATGGCAATCCCTCTACAGCCAGCGCGAGGCCGAAGACATCATCATCGTGGCTGGTGCCTTCTTCCCTGCCGTTCGGCTTGCGCACGAATTCGCGAAGCTGCTGCAGCGTCTCGGGGTCGTGCACCTGTATTGCGGAATCGCGCAAGGCCTGGTCGAGGCCTGAAATCAGCACGGGCCTGAAAACCGAATTTGTGTCGAATCCCAGTTCCTGCAAGAGTGGCGTCCTGCGGTCACTTGGATCCCGCTGCTTGCTGTAAATCAATTCCTGTGGGTACTGCAGGGCCAGCAGTTGCCCGATCATCGCTTTGCCCACTGCTTTCTGTTCGGGTGCGAGGAATGCCCAGCGGTAGAACTTGCCCAGGAGGTAACAGGCCTGCGCCCACGGGTGCGGTTCGTATCGCTCTTTTAACTTGGCGACTTCTTCGCCGGTGTCCGCATCGAGGACTGTGGCCGAGCAGTAGTCTGGATCCGAGCTGCCGGCGGATTTCGCTTTGGGGTCGATTCCTTCCGCGTGGTCGATGCCGATTACATAGTGCCCGCCCTTACGGGGCAGTTGGTAGATGACGAGTTCGCCGCGGCCGTCTTCCGACTGCTGGAACTGTACGCGCTTCTCGGTGCCGATGTCGACCACCTGCAACTTCCCGCGCATGCCGTCCTGGATCGTGCGCATTCTGCCGACTGCCACCATGTCGAAGATGGTTCGGCCAGACGCCTGGAAGGCTTCCTGCGGGTTGCCGGGAAACTCCTGGCGGAAGCGCTCAATCTTGCCCTCGCACGCGGTATCGATCTGCCGCCGGCGCCATGCGATCTGATCGATATGGAGGTTGTACTTTTGGACTTCCGCCAGTTCATCGCGCGTGATTTTGAAGCCTGCCGGTGTCGGCATGCGGTACTCGGGGTGTTCCCACCAGCCGAAGAATACGAATGCCCAGCCAGTGGCGCGCCGTGGATCCATCGAGCGCTGGCACAGGTCGTAAAAGTCTCCGCCGGTGCCGTTGGCTGTGGATTCGATGATCACGCCTGAATCCGCAGAGTTCGGGATTCTCTGCATTAAGCCGGTCATGAGCGTGCCCATGTTGCGGTAGAAAGCTGCTTCCGAGAGGTGCGCCCAGTTGTACGGTGCACTTCGGCCGATGTCGGCATTGTAGGCGGTGCCGACCAGGATGGAACTCTCGTTAGACCAGCGGATGTGCCGCTCCGTGTCCTTGATCAGGTCGGGTAGTTCGATGGCTGAATTCAGTTCCGAGCCGTACGGGTTGTCCGCATAGGAGCGGATGTACTGCTGGTAATACTCGAAAACAAGGTCCGCGTGCTGGTCGCTGTCGGCCAAGACGAGTGCGCGCCGGCCGGGAAAGAATGGAATCCTGCGGAATAGTTCGGTTGCCGCACTGCTCGAGGCCCAGACCTGGCCCGCTTTCAGCATGACCACGCGCACGGGGTCGCCGGCGAGTTCCTGCTTACGAATTGCCCGGTTCAATTTCGCCCCTGCCGGAGAATTGCGATAGGGGACGGTCACCCCGTCTTTATTGCGGATTTGCAGGTGCTGGCAGAACTTCGCATGGTCCGAGAATCCCCGGATAAGCTGCTCTGCCTCGTAGCTGGTGAGCGTGGGGGTCATTCTGCTGTCTTCGTCAGTTGCCGGTACACGTCGAGGAGGTCCGCGAGCTCGCCCTTAAATTTCAGATCCACTGTTCCCTTGACCTGCAATTCCGAGCTGCGGTACTTCGGATCCCCTGCCCTGGCCAGCATCATCATGATTCCGTCTGAATAAACCCGCTCGAATGCGACCCGTTCACCCTGGTAATAAATGCCGTGGCTGATGCCGTCATGGGCGCGCCGGATCATCTCGTCTTCGAGAGTGCCGAAGGCCTGCCGCTGTGCGCGTTCCAGCAACAATTTGAAAGTAGCGTCGGTATCCTGCCAGTGATACGTGAGCGCTCGCGAGATCTTCGCCGCCCTGGCTGCCTTCGTACGGTGGCCTGCGAACATTACCAAGGCGGTCAGGAAGGCCGCCTGTTTTGGTAGTACGCCTGGCCAGACGCTCGGATCCGCGGGGCCTAGCGGTTGTTCGTCGTCGTCTTCGTTTTCGTCTTCAAGCAGCATGCAGGAGTGCGAGGATTTCCGT